TAAGAATAATAATAACAATAATAATAAGGATTTAGAGAATATAAAAAAATTATTTAAAAAAACAACATTGTATGTGGTAAGATGTGATGGAAAAAACAATTTACAGGATTCAGCACCATGTGAGAATTGTTTAAAAACAATAATACATTTAAAGATAAAACGTATTGTTTTTAGTTCAAAAGACAATACATTTATAAGTATAAATCCAGAAGATTTAGAAATAAAACATGAAAGTGCTGGAAATAAGTTTATAAAGAGGAGTTTAAAAAAATAAAAATAAAATACTTAATTACAATTAGGATAGGCAAGTTTAATAGATGTGCTGGCTTCTTTACCACGATTAAATTCATCGCGGGGGTTATAATTACAAGCATTTTTCTTTTTTAACATATAAATATCATAAGTAGGAATAAAAGCATTAACTTCTTTTAAATCTTTTGTAATATTACATTTTGCTTTAACATTAGATTTATTACAATTAATTTTTTCAGCATTAAGTAGTTCATCTTTATAACCAGTTCGATTAACAACACATTTTTTTTCAGCAGTTTTACTACTTGCATCTTTATTAGTAAAATGTTTATTTAGACCCAGTTTACCAAGTCGAAGATTACAACTAGCATCACAATTAGTTAAATCGAACTCACTAATAGCATTATCATGTCTATCTTTCAATTCTTTATTAACATTTGAATAACATTTAAAAGAATTAACAGGATTAGCTTTTAATTCATTATTAACAATTCTAGTTTGTAATAAACCTTTTGTATTTTTAACACTACTTTTAATACTATTATCATTTGTTTTACATAATAATATATTAGAAGAATTAGAAAATGGATCATGTGTAAAATTACTGTTAGGATTACCAATATAGCTATGATAACCATTACCATTTAATGAAAAATTAGATTTAGAAGAAACTTTGTTAAATTTAGATCCATATTTTTTTTTCATAGTAGATGATCCACCTCCATTATTTGAATAATTATTAATATTATTATTTGTAACAATATTATGATACATCATATTTATTAATATATATAATAAATATAATAAATATAATAAATATAACAATAAAAAAAATTGTTTTTAAAAAATAAAATTATTAGTATTAATAATTATAAATATTTATTACAAATATTATTACATATATTATTAAATAATATATAAAATGAATTATTCTGATGCATTAAAAAAGAAGGAAAAAAAAGAAATAGTATTTGATAATACATTAAATAATTATTTAAATAATGGTTATTCAATAATAAGAAATAATAATAATAATATTAAAATAATTTATTCTTATAATTATGAAAATATTAAGAAATTAAATAATGAAAAAAATAATAAATTAGTATTAAATAAAATGATTAATAATTGGAATGATTTTAGAGATCAAGACATAGAATACTATGGAAGTAGATCAATTTACTTTAATTATAAAAATGTAATTGAAAATATGGTAAAAGAAGATAATAAAATTAATGAAGAATTATATAATACAATAAATAATTTAAATTCTGTAAATTCAGACAACAATAGTGATGATGAATATAATTAACTAATTAACTAATTAACTAATTAACTAATTAACTAATTAACTAATTAACTAATTAATTAACTAATTAATAATTTATAAAAATAATTATTTTTTTTATAAATTATTAATTGTGTTATTATTTCTTTTTTTAAAGATAAATTTTTATATAATATGCAAGATAAAAATTATGAAGTTGAAAATTATGAAAATATTATAGACATAGAAAACTTAAGAAATTTAACAAATGATTTAACAAACCTAGAAAGTAATGTAAGTAAATTAGATATAATATTAATAAGTGTAAATAATTATAATATAGAAAAAATAGACATTAGTAATATATCAATTAAAGATAATATTTTAAATAAATTAGATTTTATAAATATACTAAAAAATATTGCAAAAGATAATAATAGCTATAAATTAAAATACATATTAAAATTTTTATTAAAATTAGATATAGACATTTTAAATGATGAAAACTTTTTAGAAAATACTATAGATTATGAAAATATTAATAATGATAGTTTTGAATTAAGTATAATAAAAAAAATAGAAAGTTTAGATTTTAATAATTCATTTTTTAATGATACAAATTCATTATTATTAGTATTAGACAAAAAACAAAAATTAAATATAAAAAAGAAAAAAAAAAATAGTACAAAAAAAATAAGATGATATTTAATTAATATTTAATTTATGAAAATTTAAATTTAATTTTTTCAAATATTGTAATTTATTTTTAAAAATTTGATGAAAGTCAAAATATGCATAATTTTTATTGTAAAAAGTATAATAATTTATACCAATATTTTTTAAATTATTATCAAATTCAATAATAAAATTATGAATTTCATTTTTTTCATCATTAGGATCAGCTTTTTTTATAAAATTAAAAATATGATTTAACATAGATTTTAGTTGTTTGGGATTAATACGTTCATCAGGATCAGCTAAGATAATTTTTTTGAAAAATAAATATAAAATTTCAATAATAGGATTTTTAGAATTATTATTACTATTAAAAATTTCTAAATATAAAAATACAACACTATAAAGATCTGTATAAATAAATACATTAGGTAATAATTCAGCCAATATTTGATAATAAGTTGAATATTTATTTTTATCAATTGCAAATTTAGTATAATATTTTTCAAATGAATTTAAAAAATAATCTAATTCTTTTTTAGAAAATAGATTATAAAATTTATCATTAGAATCAATAAATATTTTTTTAAAATTTTCTTTAAAATTATTAACACAAATCATAATAATTTCTAAAGTTAGATCATTATTTTTTTTAACATCTTTAAGTATAGTATGATAAAATCCATAGTTAGGATCACTAGGTTCATTAGTATTATTAATTATAAAATTAATAAAGTTTTTTTCATGTAAATGATTATAGTGATTAGGTTTATAACTAAAATAAAATTTATTAATTATTTGTATATTAATAGTTTTATTATTAAATAATTCTTTAGTATTATAAGATAATCCATAATCAATAATAATCGGTAAATTATTTTTAGTTTGAATTAATATATTTCTATCATATAAATCATTATGGACAATATTTTTAGTATTTAATAATATTATAGCATTATTTAGATGATTAAAAATATATAAATATTTTTTAGTAAATTTATTTTTATTTAAATTATATTTATTAAAATAATCACGAGGTGAAATTCCATTTAAATATTTCAAAGTTAATAGAAAAAAAGAACTTTTAATAAAATTACTTATACTATTTTCTTCTTCTAAATTTTCGCATCTATTAATATCAAAATTGGATTTTTTCAGTTTATCAAACTGAATAACACTTTGTGATATAATAGGCATAAAATATTTATCATATTTATTTATTCTTTTTATTTGTTTTGAAATTAAGTATTCATTTTTACTATAAAAATCTATTTTAGAAATTTTTGTTACATATTTTTTTGTATTTTCTTTTAATGATGAATCAAAACCAGGTCTAATAACACAACCATAACTTCCTTCACCTAAAACTTGTTGATTATCTTTAATCGGTCCTTTATATTCATCTTCACTATTAATAAAATTTAACATTATATTATATAAATAATATATTATTAATATTATGATCGAAATAATAACATTATTTATTACAATTTATTATAACAATATTGATAATAATTATTATAAGTTATTAAGCTTAAATAAAATACCAAATGGTCCACTAAAAAATTATATTAGTAGTATATCAGTAACTAATCCATCGACAAAAATAAATAAATCAAGAGAAAACTACTGTATTTTAGGTATAAGTAGTTCAATATTAAATACTAATTATAGTAATAAAAATTTCAATAAATATATAAATTTATGTACAATTGAAGATATAACAGAAATATATGAATTTTTAATGAACAACAATTATGCAGTAAACAATGAGTTAAATAATTTACTAAATAATAGTTGTAATAATTATAATAATAATAGTAATAATAGTATATTATTTACTTTTAATTATAAAAATTGAAAATATTATATAATAAAATTATTTATATTATATTAAATATAAATGGAGACTATATCAAGTAATAATAATAGTTCAAATAATAATAATAATAATAATAATAATAATAATAATGAATTAATAGCTAATTATATTAATTCATTAAATACAATAGAATTAAAAGCATTAGAAATAGCTAAAAATCAATTGCAATCTTCATTTGATATTGAAAAATCAATAGGATTTTTAGAGTTTTTAAAATCTATTAAGTAGATAAAAATTTATTAATATTTTATAGAAAAATATTAGATATAAAATATTAAATATTAAATAATTGAAAATATATGAAATGTGTGGAATAGCTGGAATAATACATAAAGATGAAAATAAAAATATTAGAAAAATGTTATATGAAATTCTTTTTAATCTTCAACATAGAGGTCAAGATTCATCTGGATTAATAACATATGATAAAATTAATAATAAATGTAATATAATAAAAGAGTTAGGATTAGTAGATAAAAATTTAATTAATTTAAAAAAATTAAAAGGAAATATAGGAATAGGTCACGTAAGATATCCAACACATGGGTTAACCGGAGAAAATGAAATACAACCTTTTTTTTATAACGTAAATAATATAGATGGTATATCATTAAGTCATAATGGTAACATAACAAATTATGATTATATATTATCATTAATAAAAGATAAAACAAGACTAAAAAGTAGTTCAGATTCAGAGTTATTATTATTATTATTTATAGAATTAGTTAGTAAAGAATTAATTGAAAACAGTAAATTTTATATAAATAACAAAATTATTCAAAATGTTATAAAAAAAATTTATAATATTTGTAAGGGCAGTTATTCAGTATTAATAATGATTAATAATTTTGGTTTAATTGCATTCAGAGATATATATGGCATAAGACCATTAGTATATAGTATTAATAAAAATTATATAGAATTTGCATCAGAAACTATAGCACTAAAAAATAGTGAAAATTATTTAAATGTTAAAAATGGAGAAGTAGTAATAATTAATAAATATTTAAAATGTAATAAATTACAAATATATGATTATCCATTGACACCTTGTTTATTTGAATATATATATTTTGCAAGACCAGAATCATATATAAATGATATTTTAGTATATGAGTTTAGAGAAAATATATCAGAAAAAATTATAGACATTATAAATAAAGATAATAGTTTTAATGACATAGATTATGTAATTCCTGTACCACAAACAGCATTAATAACATCAATAAAAGTAGCAGAATATTTAAAAAAACCTTTAAAACATGCTATTTTTAAAAATAGATATACACATAGAACATTTATTAATAGTAAAAAAGAGAAAATAATTAAAAATATAAAAAAAATAAAAATAATTAAAAAATATATTAACAATAAAAAAATATTAATAATAGATGATTCAATAGTAAGAGGAAATACTTCAAATTATATTATAAATGAACTAAAAAAAAATAATGCAAAAGAAATATATTTATTTTCATGTAGTCCACCAATAAAACATCCTAATAAATATGGAATAGCAATACCTTCATATAAAGAATTAATAGCATATAACAAAAGTATAGAAGAAATAAGAGAAGATTTTGATATAAAAAAATTAAATTATTTAGATTTAAATAGTTTATGTTCAGTATTAAAACAATTAAATAAAAATATTATAAATTTTGAATCATCTGTATTTGATGGAAATTATATAATATAAAAATTAAATTTAATGAACATGGCCTCCACCTTCAGTATCAGTCATAAATAATATTAAAGAAATTAAACCAATAATACTAGCAATTATTTTTTTCATGCTTAATTTTTCATTTAAAAATAAATAGCCAATAATAAATAATATTAAAAAGTGAAATAAATGCCATATAATATTAATAACTCCTAATTCAGCATAACTTAATAATTTAAATGCAAAAAAACCAGTAAATGCATAAAAAATAATTCCAACAATTAGAGTAAGTTGAGTAATATTATTTTTATTAGTTATTTTTTTAAGATGTATTAATTTAAATAAATATTGTGCACTTATTTCAAAAAATATAGAAAAAAACAAGTAAACATAAAATAATAAATCAATAAGCATAATTTTATTATATATACAAAAGTTATTATATAATAAAATAAATTTTATTTTTTGACATATTTTTATAACTTTTTTTATACATTTTTATTTTTATAATCTTTGAATGATATTTTTGAGTTAACATTAATATTATATTTACATTCATTGGATTCAATATCTTCAAAAGAAGAATAATCTAAATCAGAACAAAAATATTTTTCTAATTCTTCAGAGTCATTTAAATCAATATTATTTAATATATTTAACTCATTATAATCATTATTATAATTTTCATTATCTTGATTTTCATTATCTTGATTTTCATTATATTGAATATTAGTATCATCTTGATTATTTATAGGTTTTACATAATTATTTTTAGAGGAAACTATTTTAAAAAAAAAATATTTTTGAACATCATTATTGCTTTTATTAATATTATTAGAACAATCAATATTATAAATAAAATATTTATAAATTTTATTTAAATTAATAAATTTTTGAACACTTCCTTTATACTTATATTTATTTTTTATTATAATATCTTGAGAATTATTACTATTATTACTATTATTACTATTATTACTATTATTAGTATTATTTTTTCTCAAATTATTTTTTTTATAAAAAATATTATTTTCATTAGTTTCATTATTCTCATTAGTTTCATTAATTTCAGTAATTTCATTAATTTCAGTAATTTCATTACTTTCAGTAATTTCATTAATTTCATTATTGTCATAAAAATCAATATAAATAGATTTGCAATCAAACTGAACAACATAAATACGACTAATTACTTCTAAATATTCAAATGGTATTGTATTAGATTTTTTTGTATAATAATTAAAACTTTCATTTTTATAATCATAATTTAAAATTATAGTTCCAAATTTAGTTTCTTTTTTAATAAATTTTTTCTTTAATTTTTTAAGATCTTTATCAGTTAATTTAAAATTCTTCAAATTGTAAAATTCATTTAAACATTCAAAAAAGAAAGGATCATATTCATAATATTCTTTATTTTTATTATATAATATTTCAAAATTTTTAACATTTGGATAATAAACACAAATTGCTACATAAATAGAACTTAGTATAAATGAAAAAGTAAATAAAATAATTACTTTAAAATAATTATAAATATTATTATAATTATTATTAAAATTAGTATCAAAATTAGTTATTTTATTTAAATCATCATTAATAATAATATTACATTCATAATTATTACAATCTACATAATAATCTATATTATTCATTTTATTAATATTATATTAATACTTTTAAATAATTTGTATTTTTTAATTTATAAATATTATTTATAATATATTTACCATGACATATAATATTGCCATAAATATTAAACTAAAAAATAATTTAAACGTAAGTGGTAATGAAAATTTAATATATGACATCGCAAATAATTTAAATAGTAAATACATATATTATGATTATGAAGTAGAAGGAGTAAATAAATATATAAAAAAAAATAATAAAATAATGATAATAGAGTTTGAAAATAATAATGATTTATATAATTTTATAAAAATTATAAAAACAATAAAAGAAACAATTATAGATTATATTTATTATGAAAATAATATAATTTATGGATCAAAAAATTATTTAAATAATTTAAATGACACTTTTATTAGTAAAAATGAACTAATAAATAAAATAGAAAAAAACAAATTAAATAATGATTTTAAAAATATAGTTAATTTATTAAATTAAGTATAAAAAATTATTTTATTTTTTTTTAGGTAGACGTTTTTTAGTTGGAGGTTTTTTTGCAACAGGTTTTCTTGCAACAGGTTTTCTTGCAACAGGTTTTCTTGCAACAGGTTTTCTTGCAACAGATTTTCTTAAAGATGGATTATAAGTTATTGAAGTAATTTTATTAGATGGATTTTTAATTAATTGAATATGAGGTACATGAGAACTTGAAACATTATTTGATAATGATTTATAATAATTTCTTTTACTGGTTCTTCTATTATTATTTTTTGCTAATTGAAATATAGAATTATCATTATCATTTAATTTTTGAAAAAAATTTTGTAAATTATTAAATTTACGATAATAATATTTTCCATTATCATTAACTGCTACATCAGCAAAATCATGACCATTTTTTTTTAATCGCATTTTAAAAGTTTTATTCATTTGTCTATTATTTTTTGGATTATTCAAATCTCTATGATTTATATAATGTGAACCATATGAATCAGCAAAAACTAACATATTAATATATATAATATTGAGAAAAAATTATATATATAATTTAAATGAGTACTTTTAAAAAAACAAAAGAAAAATTGACATATAAAACAAAAACTTTAAAAAATAATAATAAAAGTAATTCTACAAGTAAAAATAGCAGTATGAATAATGAAGATAAAGATTATAAAGAAGAATATGTTGATACATTAAAACAATTAAAATTTTATAATAAAAAATATGAAAAAGATAGTTTTAAATCAAATAGTTATGCAAAAGCACTAGAAGGTATACAAAGTCTAAATGAACCATTAAAAAATTCATCACAAATAAAAGATATTCCAGGTATAGGAAAAGCAATGACTAGCAAATTAGATGAATTAATTAAAACAAATAAAGTTCAAAATTTAGAATCATTAAAAGAAAAACATCCAGAAGGTGCAGAAGAATATAAAAAAGAAAAAATTAAAGAAATGTTTATGCAAATACATGGAATAGGAGAAATAAGAGCACAAGAAATAGTAGATTTAAATATATTAACTATTGAAGAATTAAAAAAACGTAAAGATGAAAAAATTCGTGGAAAAAAGAAAAACTTACCATTATTAGATGAAAAACAACAAAAAGGCTTAATATATTTTGAAGAAACAAATGAAAGAATTCCAAGATCAGAGATAGAAGAATTTGAAAAATTATTCAAAAAAGAATTTTTAGAACTTCTTAATTCAAAAGATGAAAGTTTAGAAAATCATATTTTTGAGATTACAGGAAGTTATAGACGTGGTAAACCAGATTCAGGTGATATTGATTTATTATTTACAGCCTTCAATAATAATAAACTAATATATCATGATTTTATAGATCATTTAGTATCAAAAAATATAATAGTAGCAGAATTAACAAAAGGAAATAATAAATCATTATTGATTGCTAAATTAAATCCAGAATCAAAAGCACGTAGAGTAGACTTTTTATATGCAACTCCAGAAGAAAGACCATTTGCTTTGTTGTATTTTACAGGTTCAAAAGAATTTAATACAGCAATGAGACAAATTGCATTAAATCAAAAATTAACTTTAAATGAACATGGGTTTCATAAAATCAATAAAACTAAAGAAAAAACAGAAAAAATAACACAAATATTTAAATCAGAAAAAGATATATTTGATTATTTAAATATGGATTATAAAGAGCCAAATGAACGTATAGATGGTAATTCAGTAATAATAAAATCATTAAAAAAAGTAGAAACACCAAAAGCAGAAACACCAAAACCAGAAACACCAAAAGCAGAAATAGAAAAAGCAGAAACACCAAAAGCAGAAACACCAAAAGCAGAAACACCAAAAGCAGAAACACCAAAAGCAGAAACACCAAAAGCAGAAACACCAA